GGCATCCTGGCATGTTTGCAACACCAAAGGCCTGAGCCCGCAATCGCGGGCTCTTTGTGCCATTAATGGGGCGCAATTCATAGCCCAGTAGTAGTTTTAAAAGAGCATTAAATAAGCTCTACATTGTATAGCAGCCAGGCTCCAGAGGTTTGCCAGTTATCACGGTCAAATATCAATTATCATTTCAATTTTCCTATAATGTTGGTTATGATGATCTACCGTTGGTGTGTCTGATAATTTGGGCTCTGCCAAGTTTGCAAATCCATTCGAGATAAAGGTTTAGCGCCTAAAACTATATCACTAATTTTTTCAGCAATCATTATTGTAGGAGCGTTTGTATTACCATTGGTGACAAAAGGCATGATGGAAGCATCTACCACTCTTAAACCGGTGAAACCGTGAACTCTGCCTGAATTATCAACGACTGCATATTTGTCTGTTTTCAGACCCATTCGAGCTGTGCAAGACAAATGCCATTGACTTGAAATATGGGAATTTAATTTTTTATCAAGGTCAGAATCTGACTTACAATTCTCACCAGGAAAAATTTCTTCACCCTTTAATTCAGAAAAGGAAGGTTGATCAAGTAATTCGCGCACCAAATGAATTCCTTTACGTAGTAATTCTCTGTCACGTTTGTTTTTGAGATAATTCACTAAAATACGAGGTGGGTCAGCAGGATTTCTAGAGCGTAATTCAATTTTACCACGACTATGGGCGCGCATCAAACCTACATGAACTTGAAATGCATGTTCTTGCATGGGCTCCCAAGTGTTATCATCCATTGCAATTGGTGAAATACATAATTGTAGATCTGGATACTCAACGCCTGGCCCGGATCTCACGCACGCAACTGCATCAAAATGGTTAGATGCACACATACCTTCTTTAGTTAATAGCCATTGAATGCCGGCGCCTATAGCAAATGCCATATAATTATTTCCTACTCTTTATCTGTATCTAGTGTTTGTTTATTGAGGAATTTCTTCAGCCCTTTTAGGTCTGGCTCCTCTAGTCCCATAGCTTCATAGCTGGGGCTGAGGACTTCATCCTCAATTGCATCTAAATCGTCTTCTGTGGTGTGCTTGGTAAGGTGTACGCAGACTAATGTTGTATCTTCTTCTATGTAGAATGAGCGTTTCTCGCCTGCTGGAGACACAAATGTCAGTGGTCCTTTTAAACGTCTTTTACCACCATCTTCAGATACAACTAAAATCGTGCCCTGCATTAAGAACGTAAGGTGGGCTTTCTTGTGTAGAGCACCAGCCACTACCATGCCTTTAGGCATAAATATCTGACGTCCGTAAGCACAGCACCCATAGTCTTTATCCATCGGGGTAAAGAAGTGCTCAAGCGGCATTAAGTCCGCGCCATCTTCTACTTCACCAGTCTCTATACCGTTCAGAAGTAACTCCTGTAGCATCATTATAGATGTTCTGGTTTTAAGGTTCTCTTTAAGTTTTAACATGTGGTTGAACTGCCTTGTACCTTTGGTGGGGTTTAAACGGCAACCCACGCTGACCCATTGTAGACAACGAGTTTGGTGACGCCTGAGCCGATGGGCTCCCAAGGTGCGATAGCAAAGCGAACCATCCCTTTTCTTGGGTTAGTGGGCTCTCTGTCGGTTACTTGGATACTAGCATCTGCAATTGATCTTATAGATGCTTCTAGCTCGCGTAGTTCCTCTTGGACGTAGTTTGGGAGAAACTCTGGAGCTAGAGTAGGTGCTTGGCGTCTAACGTATGTAGACACCAGCATGTTTATTTTGTCTGAGATTGCCATAGTAATAGTTACCTCCGACCTGTGACTGTTATGTCTAGGTCCATACCTGTGAACGAGAAGTCCTTGTCGGCAGTAGCTGTCATTTTGTACGACAGGTAACGACCCGACATTCTAGTATCCACCTTGTAACCATTGAGGCTATCAAAAGTTACTTCAGAACCATAGTTCGGGGTGGCATGGGGTATCTCCGCCGCACCAAAGGTGAACTTAAAGTCCCCATCGGAGCTGTTTGTGGAAATCTGGGGGGTAATCCGAGAAATGACTTTGTAGCCACTTAAAGGTATACCAGACTCATCTAAATCTAAACCCACGCGCTCAAGGAAGAACGGTTGAGATACCGAAGTGTCCAAAGATTGCGCTAGAGTACCTCTTTCAAGTAGGTCAATTCCGTATACTTTACTGTTAGATACGCCACCCCCAGATAATGACACAACAAGAGGTGTCCTAGTGAATGGGCTTTCTTGGTCGTGGTAAGACCCACCAAAGTTAGCGTATGACTGGGTTGCCCCAGAGTATGCAAAGACTGAGTTGACGTTTCCTTCAGTGCCAGAAACTACGTTTGGCATATCTTGGAATGTCCAGATGTCCTCGTTGTAGTTGTAGACAGCCGCTCGGTTACAGGCAGTCCCATCGGGGAACACAGCCATGTCATCGCCAGTGTGGTAGCAGAAATAAAGCTCTTCTAAGATACCGTTGTGTAGAACAAAACACTGGTCTGCCTTGCTGTTGTCGATGCCAGAGAAGATGTAGTCTCGGACACGTCCATCACATATAGACTGGCGGGTGTTGCCATCGGTCACGTAGATGTCATCTCTATCGAAGACATAGTGCTTACCTTCAATCTCTTTAATGCAATTCTGGTTAATTACCCCAGCGTCATCAAACAATTTGCGGAAATTAAAGATAAATGTACCGCCGACAAACTCCATCATCCACACTTGGTCTTGTGAATACACAAGGAAGTTAGAGCCTAAAGTAGCTCCGTCAACTATGGGCGTCTTCATCTGTACGAGGTCGTTGAAACCAGCGGAGTTCGTTAGGTCACTCGCGTCCCAAGTAGATGGGATGCTGTTAGCCAACACTGGGTCACTAAATCGGACACGGTTAGGGAAAGCAGTGCTACCTTCGACTGTACCAAGGGCAAGCAAAAAGTCACCGTATGATCTCATGGATGTCGCTCTTAAATTAGAAGGCCAGTTGGTCAGTGCAGTGAAGTTGTTTGCGCTGGGCGTCCTGTGTACTGGAATTGTGTCAAGCCTGTTGACGTACTGTACGTCTGCAAGGATTGTTGCCGTCACTGGGTTTGCTGAGGCACTTAGGGAGCTGTTGAACTTCTGAGACAAAGAACCGTTAGTCATCTCAAAGATGTCAAAGGTGTTATCTACCACCAGAACAGTATCAAACCCAGACTGCGCGGCAATGCCGAACGTGAACTTAGGTGTTATGGACAGGTTTCCTGAGATGCTTCTAAAGATAGGGCCTCGGGTTACTTTGCCCTCGTGAAAGCGGATGTTCTTGGCTCGTGTGTAAGCGTTGATGGGAAGGCTGTATGGGTCAATGTCTGTAATGACACCTACAGTTCCCAGCCCACGGATTGGGAGGTTTGGCATGGGCTATAGGTTCCTTATGTTAAGATGGTGGTGCGTAGACAATTACGTTGAAGTTTTCATCAGATGTGCCACCGCTAGATATTACTCTTGTGTCAACCTTGAAACTTGATGTGCCTTGCGTGTTTACAGACTGTGTTCTTGAAATATCACCAGACGCACACTGGCAGAAAACCATGTAGTCAACAGTGCTTCTAGTGTCTGTAAATGTAAACGTATAGTTACCTTGGCTAGTCCTAACCATACCTGAAAACCCTGAGTTAAACGTTGTACCTAAAGTGCTGGTTGTGGCGTTGCTTACTCTAGCATATGCAATTATTTCTAAGGTTAGGGTAGGCGATGGGACGACTACTGAAGTCACACCAGTTACGTGTCCGTAGGTATCTAAAGTGACATCTTGTATAAAGGTGCTGCCACTGTTGTTTACAGATGCCTGACTAGAAGTGTCCGCGTGAGTGACAGTGGGGGCCCCAGACGTACCACCTCCAGCTAAACCAGCACCAGCAGTAACTCCAGTTATCTTGGTGTCCAACTGTGTCTGTAGGGCGCTGGTCACGCCGTCTACATGGTTTATCTCTGCTGTAGTCGCAGTAACGCCATCCATCTTGTTGAGCTCGGCTACTGTAGACGTAATGCCAGTTAGGGTGTTCAGTTCGGCTGTGGTGGCTGTTAGGCCGTCAGTCTTATTGAGCTCGGCTTGAGTGGCTGTGATTGCCCCAGTGATGTTGGGCAGGGTAGACTTCACTGTGCTCTTGATTAGGCGGATGTGATCGTCAGCCTGCGCTACGCCGTCTGTAGAGGCGGGGTTTGAGGTGACTAGGGAGTTAATGTAGGTTCCAGTTTCGAGTGCCATAATGGGGGCTTTCTGTAATGCGTTTGGTGGAAGAAGGGGGCTGTTTGTGTCTGTTGGGGACTCTTGTGTCGAAGGCCGAACAACAACAACAACAAGAACAACCTTTAGCCTTCTTTTTTGAATCAGTGTTATTCTTGCGGGTACTGGGGGTCTAATTCGATGCCGTACCCATAAAAACTATTGATCCTATGCTAACCCACTGTAATCGCTGTATAAACATGAGAGGAGATGAAGCATCCCCTGTGTTCTGGTGTAATAAACATGCGCTGCTGATCGTATGACATTAGCCATTAGAGGAATTTGTCAGGATGGCCTTTTTAATCTTTTTGCAGGGATTGGGACATGAGACAACTACTGCATCCTCAGCAACTCTTTGAATTCATCAGATCCGACACGAGACGCCTTTGCCAGTCTGGCAAACAATCGACCCACTAGGATTGACAGTAGAAACAACAGACAACCAGAGACAGCAAGCGTTGCATATGTCGTCATAGCTCACACCAAAGCTCTTTGTGGCACCACGGGCAGGCCTTATGCGCTTCATAGGACAACTCAGACCTATTATACCCAATGTCTTTGAGCTCTGGACTTGAGCGCATCTTGAGTTGATCAGCGGACCGATTAGCAAGACAATGGTATTCATAGGCCGCGAGGTACAAGACAACAGTCTTGAGACATCTAACAGTTAGTCTTAATATTCTAATAGTCATCCTTAGCACTCCTTGCCTGGTTCTTCTTTGCTTTTGTTTGCGGAGGTGGTTGTCCTCAGGCCATCCTAGACCTTTAGCTGGCTTA